TCATTAGCATCTGACCTAGAAAAGACTATAGTGCGTGTAGATGAGATGATGCACAATGGCGTAAACATTCAAAGAATGATAAAAGATATTGAAAGATTACGAGATGATGTAGAAAAATTAAAAGATAAGGTAAGAGAAAATGGAAATGGTTATAGCTCTAATAATGTATCTCAATAGTGAAATGGTTGAGCATACATATAAAGAGTCTTTATCTAAATGTTTAAAGTCAAAACGTATAGCTGTTCGTGAAGTTAATCCGCAAAGGGTTAGGTTTGAGTGTAAGAAAGTAAATGCTTTGACAGAGATATACATGGGACAGAAAAAAATATTAAAGATTGAACAATGAGAACTAGAGATAAACAACCACCAAGAACAAAGAAGTATTACAGGTCCACTAAGTCTGGTGCAGGTATGACTAAAGCTGGTGTTGCTAAATACAGAAGAGATAATCCCGGGTCCAAATTAAAAACTGCTGTAACTAAAAAAAGTGGACTTACTGCAAGAGAGAAAGCAAGAAGAAAATCTTTTTGTGCAAGAAGCGCAGGTCAAATGAAACGATTTCCAAAGGCTGCCAAAAACCCCAACTCAAGACTAAGACAAGCAAGAAGAAGATGGAGATGTTAATTTTTTATGAAAAATAAAACATGGAACAAACAAAACTCTGTACGTCTTTGTGGTTATTGTGAAGAATGTAATAAAGAACTATTGAGTAATGAGGGTGGATGGATTATAACTTATAGTAAGAAGTATTTTTGCCATGATGGTAAAGATGGTTCTTGTTTTGATAATTATTGTGAACGTAAATTAAAGGAGAAAAAAAATGTCGCAGTCAATCAAAGAGTTAGTAGAGAAAGCTATCAAAGAGCTTATTGAAGAAAATAAAATTGTAATCAAAGATGATGATGATCATACTATGGAAGATTTATCTATAGGATTTGAAGATGAATCTTCTTGGGAAGATGATGACAATGAAGATGAAGATAATGAAGATGAAGACAACAAGGAGGATGAATAATGCCGGGACACTATGGAAAGAAAATGAAGAAACCAATGGATAAAAAAAAGAAAATGGATAAGAAGAAAAAAGGTATGAAGAAGAAAGGTAAAAGATAATGCCGGGAAAAAAACTTACAAAAAAACAAATGAAGATTGCTAGAGTTGCTGGTAATCCAAATAAAATAGACGCTGCTGATTTTAAAAAATTAAAGATGTCTAAAAAGAAAAAGAAGAAAAAGTAATGGCTAAACTTTGTGCAAAAGGTAAGGCTGCTGCTAAACGAAAGTTTAAAGTATATCCATCTGCGTATGCCAATATGTACGCAGCTGGTGTATGTAGTGGTAGAATAAAACCTAAAGGTACAAGAAAAAAAAGAAAGTAATGTCAAAAGGTTTACGATCTTGGGTACAAGCAAACTGGGTTGATATTGCTAATCCAAAGAAAGGTGGAGGGTTTCCTAAGTGTGGTCGAAGCAAGGGAGAGAAAAGAAAAAATTACCCAAAGTGCGTACCTGCTGCTAAAGCTAGAGCCATGTCTGCAAGTCAAAGAGCTTCAGCAGTATCAAGAAAAAAGAAAGCTGAAAGAAAAACTAGACAAGGTAAAAAACCTAACTACGCAAGAACTTAATTAATTAAATCTAAATATTCATTCCAGATAGTTTGTTCTGGACCCCAAAATCTTTCTTTGTTAGATTTCATTTGTATTGAATGTAATACTGTAGTGTGATCTTGTCCGAAGTACCTACCAATATTAGTTAAGTTCATATTGTATTTATCATTTAAAATATTGTGTATAATATTTCTTGCACGAACTACGTCTTGAGTTCTACATTTGCCTAACAAAGTTTTCTTATGTATCTCATACCTCACACACACTCTGTTAATCACAGCTTCTACGATACTAGGATTAATATTGCTAAATTGATAATTAATAATTTTTCTTGGTTTGTATTCTCTATTTTTTTTTATATGTTTATGCGCTAGTTTATAACCATTCTTAAAAGCATTTTTATAAATTAATTTTTCTTTCTTTGATAAGTTTGAATATTGACCAGCCATCATAGCTAATCTTAATTCTGCAAAGATTTCTCTTTGTTTTAAAGTCATAGATCCCCTACAGTTAGTTTGCGTTTTTTTCAACTATGAAGTTAATAACTATTTTGCTGTCATTAACTCTTCTTTTGTCTGCTCAATTTGCCAAAGCAAAGAGTAAGAATCTTTCTGATACTCATTTACTTTTTGCTTAGCTTCCAGATATTCCATATGTTTCTTCGCTTGAAGATCCTTCAGCTTTTGCAGACGCAATCGGATTTGTTCCATCATGCTCCTTTTTTACTGTTGTAAAATCAATTTTTAAATCTTCGATTTTACATTCTACAAACTCTCCATCATTAGAATTGTTTGCAGCTTTCTTTACATCATCAAATAGTTCGATCATTTGAAACGAACATTCTCCATTGATAATTCTTCGGAACTTTGTCATACTTTATCCTTTTTGGCAACCTCTTTTTTGTGTATTTCTTTAGTCATTTTATTATACACACTAAGGTCCAAATAGTTATCAGCCTTAAAATTTTTAGTTGATCTATATAGTTTTAGAGCCATCATTAATTGACCTACTTGGTGTGGTTTGATTTTTTTTTTTAAACTATCAAACAAAATGATTGTAAACATTTCTGCTAACATTACAAAGTTTTCTTGATAGTTACCATAATCTTTTTGTCGATCATCAATAATTTTCTTTTCAATTTCTTGATCTATATCTGTTATTTTCTTATCCATATTGAGAGAGGTGTCTTGGGGAAGAAAACTACTGAAAGGGAATTAGAAAAAAAACTCCCCCAAGACTAGATATAAGTTAATTAAAACTTATATGATTGTTTATTACCATAATTAGGTTTACTTTGAAACCCTTTATTTGGAGTATTAGGTTTGTTATCATTAGGAGTAGGTGGTGAAATCTTGACAGTTATGCCAACAACATTTCCTTCTCCATCTTGTTCATCCCAAGCGCACTGGTTCCACCAGCTACCATCTGACATCTTCACACCTTTGGTCCACTTCTTTCCTGCCGGTGCATCTGTGTTTGGTGGTGCCACCCAATCCGGTTGTTTCGGTTCGGTCTTGTTTGGATTTCTTACAAGATTACACCATACTACATCTTTACTCATTGTTTCCTCCTTTGTTATCATCAGCTTTGCTGATCATTTGTTAGTTGTGTCTCACGAGTTTCAGCAATGTCTGTTACTTGCCTATATGCTCGTAAGTTGTTTCTTAATAGAAACTCAACGTCTTTTCTAATTAAATCTTTAACTTCATTGAATTCAGCTAAAGAGTTAGTTGCTTTCAAAGCACGTTTCATTTCTTCTACATCTATAGTTTCATCTAAGTATGTAGGTTCTTCTTTAGATTCTTCTAAAGAATTTTGTTCGACAGATTGCTCTGTAGAATATTCTTCAAATGGTTTGGCTTCATAGCCATCCTCATCTTTGATACCTGTTTTAAGATTTAATAAATTTAGAAACGCATACTTTCTTGAGTATGACATAGCTTGTCCGGTACCAAACATACTAATATCTCCGAATGATGAACAGCCATCAATAAGTATATGTTGTGTTGGATCATCAACATCATGCACTTTCATAGTACATACAACCATAACTTTTTTAATATTAGGTACGATCTCTGTTAAATAATTACAAGTTACATACAAGTCATTGTCTAGTAATGCTTGTGTTGCGGTTGCTTGAACATCATCATGCAGCAATGGATTGAAGTGCATCCCATTTTTCTTTTGACCTTTGACTACACTTTTTGCGCTCAAACAGGCAGCATGTAACTTTTGATATATATTTTTTTTAGTCATGTTTTATTCCCCATAGGTTAGTTATTAGTTTTAATTGTTCTGGTGCTAAATCTTTATAATAAAAATAATGGTTCATGTCTGGTGGCTCACACATCAATGCAAGTTCAGACAGATTGCCTTTGCAAAACATAATCATACGTTCCCAAAGTACAATCTTTTCAACCATCTTAAAATATAAATGCTCCAGATGTTCTTCACTCATTAACTCATGCGATTGATCAAAGATGATATGATCTTTATCATTTACATAAATTAAATATGGTACCTTCTTGGTAGTCATATAATAAAATGAAGTCTGTGTTAGGTTATCTATTGCAGGTTCAGTGGGTAGTTCTTGTGTACTCATGTACCACTCATCCTTGTTCTTAACCTTTCTAATGTTTGGTGGTTTTGTTTTTAATTCTATAAATAATTTATCTGTCAGATAATCCACTCTACCGGTGATCGGTTTGATCATAGTAAATTCTTTGTGGTTTACATACTGCTCACAAATTAATTTATCATCTCCAATCAAATCTTTAATAACTTTTTTTGTAATACCTATACAATCGTGTGCATAGCTTAGCATTTCCTTTCTTGCATAGTCATCCTTTTTATCTACCGGATCTTTTTTATTTATTTCTTCTAGCTCTTTATTAAAACTTACATTATAATCCCGGTCCCACTCTGTAACTACAGAAGTTTTTGATTTGTATAAAACATCTGCAATTAATCTTTGCACTGTATTGTTTACAAGATTTCCAAAGTTAGGTTTGTATCTCCACAACCAAGACCTTCTAATTTTTTCCGGAAAAGTATATTGAATTATATTTTTTGCAAAAGGTGTAGAGGTTGAACTGTAGGACCAATGATCTAAACCATCACCACCATTGAATATTGCAAATGCTTCTTCTACTAATTGTTCTTTTGTTTTTTCCCTAAGTTTCATAAGTTCCTTTAGTTTTTCCACTATGTATATATTATTTTTTTCTATTGTAAAGAAAATAATATAATATATATAGATACATATCAGATAAAGAAAGGACTTATGACACTCGAAGAATATCGTAAAAAGAAAGGTTTATCCTACTATAATTTTGGACTTGAGCTTGGCATTATAGGTGTACAAAATCCCGGCACGTCAGTTCAAAGATGGTGTTTAACTGCTAAAGTAAAAAGATTTCCGGATCCGGATATGGTAAAGAAAATCTTGGAAGTAACTAATAATGAAGTAACACTAGAGGATTTGTACAGTGCGTGGTACGAAAAAGTTTAAATACAAAAGAGTAAAAATTGTGTGGCAAGATATTTTAAATGACAACTCATGGTTTGATAGTCTTGATGATGTCAATAGAATGAATTTCGCATGGTGCGAAGATATAGGTTATCTTTTTTCTAAAGATACAAAGACAGTTAAAATATTTACTTCTTTTAATTATGATGGGGATAAACTTAATGTTGGAAATGTAACTGTATATCCACGATCAGTTGTGAAAAAGATTGAGGTTTTAAAATGACTTATGATGGTATGTTTGATGAGGTTGATTGTAAGTTTGAATTGAAACGAGCTAAGAAGTATATCAAAAAACAATCTGATATTATATTAGCACTTGAAAAAAAATTAGAAGAGAAAGAAAACGAAATAATAATGTTAAAACAGAAAGGGAAAAAATGATTGAGTTATTTTTAGGCTCACCAATAGAATTACAGGTGTTGCTATCATCTTTGTTACTTGTATTGGTTTGGGGTATCTTTAGAAACTAATGGCACGTTGGACTTTTGCTTTTTCCAATGGCAATTATAACGATTGGCATAGGAAATATGATGGCATAGCTATGATTGATGTTGATAGTGTCGAGGTTTGTCCACGTTGCTACGAACCTTTAGCTATATTGGAGACTTGTTATGATAAAGGACAGAAATATAAGGCTACAAACCTTGTAAAGACCCTCGCTAGTCGCTTAAATATACCCTGCTTTTTAGTTTTTTATAGAAATCTGACCGACACCACCCTAACCTTTAGAATTAAGCGTATAACAAGCTCTCCGACAGAGTTTGAGCTGATGAATGAGGACCAATGGTTGTCCATCTTGCTAGACCTCCAGCGAAATCATAGAAACTATTGTAAGAACCATGCAGACTAGAGGGTTTATACACATAACGTACAAGTTGTACTTTCATCTCAACAGATTGTCCGGTCAAAAGAAATCTAACTGTCTTAATGTATTCATGGCGCTCATGAAACACTGCTGGAAAAAGAATAACTATTCGGCTGGTTTAAGGCACATGACTTTAGCTAAAGATACTAATTTATCGAGGTCCACTGTTAAGAGATCATTAGATACATTAGAGAAAATGAATGTAGTTTATTCAACTAAAGGTAGAAGTGGCAAGACTTATTCTATCAATCAATTATTCATTAAAAATGAGGGTCTGTTTCAAGGTAGCTCAAATCTACACACCTCAATGTCTAAATTTGAACCACCTAATGCGCAAATAAGAGCTACATTAGTAGATACATTAGAAGTATATACTATAGAAAATATAATTAGAGATAATAGAGGTAATCAACAAGCTATAGTAGACAATTTAGCGAAGCTCCCCCTTGCACAGCTTAACTTAGATACTAACAATCCATACTATATAAAACTTGCTAAAGAAAGAAAGGCTGAACTAGACCGGGAAAGTAAAGCAAGTTATGTA